TAACTCCGCGAGTTAATGTTGTTCCAGCTACATCCGTATTCTGTGTTGCTGCTCCTGGAAACTTAGTAACTGCAACTTCCATGTCAACAGCTGGAACCACGGTAGCTCCTGTCACAGGGACAATTGTTGCAGACCCTGTAAAGTCTACGTCAGGTATTACTTTCTTAGTCAACATATAAAATTCACCTTCTGCAATATCCATAAATGCAGACTGAATGTAAGAGCTAAGAGGCAGAGGCGCTGCGCCTAAAGGTTGTCCATCATTAGGACCATTCTCATGTGAGTATATGTATCCACCAGAAGTAGCTAAAGGATATTCGTTAATCCCTGCATCTATCCAAGTTGTTCTGTTTAGATTCCCGTAGTACCAAACATCATCACGATAGTTATATATAACATAACGGTTAATAACAGGAGAAGGTGTTGGTCCACCAGAACAATAGAACCAAACGACTTCATTAAATTGTTTGTTAGTACCGCCATAAACAAGTTGAGATTGTTCTGCATTAATATCTTGAAACACATATCTTAGTAGAGGACATTTAAGCACATTAATACGACCGTCATATACAAAGAAACTATCGGCGCCCATCCAGTAAACATTGTTGTTAACACTTGCATAGGCATTAGGGCCCATAATGTTAGTGTCATTAGATATAAGTTGTAATGTGAACACTTCTGCTGTACCTAAAAATTGTAGCGCGCTTAGCGAAGTATCAGTCCATATAAGAGTTTCTTGTCTTACATTAACTGCCGATACTATTTTAGATCCTTCTTTAACATATAAGAACCCTGCACTGTTAGCAAGTTCAGGTTTCCACACTTCTGGTTTAGGGCCTATATCTGTATTAACATCAGCAAATCTAAGTAACATAGGATTAAATGTGCCCACATTATATACTATTTTTTGGTACGATCCTGCAACAGATGCAGGAGACGTAGTAGCTGCTGGTAATGTATATGTAAAAGTTGTGGTACTTGTTACTGTAACTTGATAAGTACCTGAATAAGCAGTTGTTGTTTGCCCAAATAAAAATACGTAGTCATTAGTAGATAATCCATGAACACTTCCGGTAGTCACGGTGGCTGTTGTAGTTGAACTTGTAATACTTGAAATAGTAGCGCCTGCTTCAGATGTTTCACTATATTCACTAGCGCCTAAAGATAGTAAGTGTCCGCTAGGAGCAAATAGTATTCTTTCATTTTCTTTAGGTACCGCAATTGAACCAGTTAAAGAACTTAGTAATACTGCTCTAACACCGGTGCCTGAATTATAATTCCAATAATAAATAGCCCCTTTATTGTTTAATGCAAATATAAGATCATTATTAAAGTTGTCCATAGATATTAATCGCACATCTACAATAGCTGGAACTGTTGCACCTGAACCCCAGCCTCCTCGTCCCCATGTACCTGCACCCCATCCATAACCTGCTATTGAGGAGTCCGCACCAATATTAATCTGGAAAGCCGCGGTAATACTTGTGCCACCCCCTGTAGCTACTGAAGTCGCTGTACCCGCAGTTTCAATAGTAAAAGTATTACCATTAATAACAGTTACTTCATACTCATTATTAAGTATTGTTGCTGATATACCACCCACGGCCGCGGCGCCACCAAAAGTTACAAAGTCTCCTGTGATAGCTCCATGAGCTGCAAGTGTGACTAAGATTTGTCCTTTGGTGCCTACAGTGGTGTTAGTAGTAAAACAATTATCTGTGGAGGGAGTAGTTGAAGTAGTGTAAGTTACACGAATAGGAGTGATGTCATAAAGAGCTGTACTCTCACGAATATATATTTTTTTAGTCGTTGCTAAACCCGCAATTTCGGCACCTGTATCTACAGCATAAACAAATAGTTTGACTGCTTCTCCTACGTATCGATCAAAGGTTTCAACTTGCCAGCCACCTATTTTTTCAGCGAAACCATCTCTAAACCGTATCATATCACCATCATACCAACCGCCCATTTGAGCAAGGTTTGTGCTATCTCGGTTTATGCCAGGTCTAAATTTTAATTTACTAAGTGGCATACTTTATCCTTGTGTCATGAATAGCGCATGTTCTGCTAATCGTCTTCTAATTAATCCTTTGAGCTTACGTCCTCCAGCATAGCAATACTTTAGAAGAACTTCACCAGCTCTCTTTTTATCACCACGCACAAAAGCCGAACGAACTGTACTCCTTTGAAAGCATCCCAAGCCAAGATTAAAGCTAAAGCTAACAAGAGCATCAAACTCAGATTGATTTGGTTTTCTAGGATGTAGTAAACGAATAACTCCATTTTCAAATTTCTTTAAGTCGTTTTTTAATAAGTTATCTATCTCGTTATCTGAAAGAGTGCGATTCCATGAAGGGAGTAGTTTATCATGATAACTAACAAGATGACCGACGCCGATAGTCCAATAGCCCGCAGGGCATCTGTAAGGTGATGCATGTACTCCTTCAAAATACTTTATAAGAGCTATGCCCTTTTCTGAAATGTTCACTTATTTTTCCCAATGTCTAGACCCAAACCAAAAGCCAATAATAGACGCGAGTATAGCCATTTCCTCATTACTAAACACAATGTGCATAGCTTCTGAATAGTTATGTCCAGCTGAAATAGCCCAGTATAATCCTACAAAATCGACCACCAAAAGAATAATAACAAAAATATAGGTGATAATGGGGCGAACACTAGCACGAAGATTAATAACCCAAGTAGATGCCCCTTCTGCAGACGCTTCGTCGTTTTTATATAACGCCACTCTTTCTTGAGCATATGTTTCCATACTAACTTGGTCTGTTTTAAACTCTTCAATTTTTTCTTGAGAAGCAAATCCTTTTTCGGCCATTGCCAAACTTCTTTCCATCTCAATTTTAGCCATATCCCGTTCATGTTTCTGATCGCCTTTTTGTTCAAAAAACTTTAACACACTAGGAAGTCCTGATGTAGCAAAACCTAATATTCCTGATAGTATTGATAACATATTTTAAATCCTTTTATTTATCTGCTTCTGGTACTGTGTCTGCTTCTTCTGGTGTGTTACCTTCGGCTACCCATTCTAGGTATGCTTGGTAGTCTTTGTTAGCTTCATCTGTAGGAATATGAGCACCATCTGATAGCCTAACAACAGAGTCAGTCAGCTCTCCTGAAAGTATATCTCGTACTAATTTATAATTTTCTGTAGTCATAATTAAAGCTCCGATGAAATTGTAATAACTTGAGCGCCAGTAGAAAATAAAATTGACCCACTCCCTCCACTACCTAATCCACCATAACTAGCACCACTTATACGAGCATTATTTACACTTATTCTGTCAGCTGTGTTTGTTCCTACTGTTGAGGGGTAAGCACCAGATGCAGCCAAGAAAGAAAATCCGTCTGTTTTACTAGATGGAGGTAAGGTTACAGTTGGAGTTGCTCGTTTTTGTGAATAAGATATATGTGCAAGTGCAGCCGCTGCAGAAGTAGTAGCTCCTATAGCAGCAATTGTACTAGCTGCATAGCTTAACACTTGAAAATACCTTTGGCACAAAACCAACTTTTGTCCAAACTGTAAATTTTCAAATGGTGTCGCTGCTGTATTTGCTTCTAGTTGAACGCCTGTAATATTAAAAGTAGCTCCAGATGTGCTTACTACATTGACTGCACTATTAACCCCTGCAAAATTTCCTGCTTGCCAAGCACCAGTAGAACCACTATTAGTTGAGCTAGTAAAATTAGTACCTTGCCCTAAAGACCAATTTACTCTTATTGAAGTAGTATTAGTGACTGCCCATGTTCCTGTAGTATCGCCAGGAATAGTAATTGTTTTATATTCCCAAGTGGCAGCATTTGATATAGTGTAAGTAAAAGGAAATGACCTATTAGTAGCCCCGTTTCTTAAACCAGCAGTAAATGTTCCTGTCAATGAACTTTTTACCCAAAATGACAAAGTAACTGTTTCGGCAAGAGATGAACCCCAATTTAAATTTAATGCGTTAAACCCTTCAACTCTTTGTTCTAGAGCAAAAAAGTCACCCGCAGCAACAGTAGTAGCTGCAGCTGATGTAGCTTGTAAATTATAGTAAAATCCTGCTGGAGATGTCCCAACTTGCTCAACACTATATTTAGATGCTTGAGACATCTGTGCTTGAAATCTATCTACTGTATATTGACCATTTGTTGTAATAGTAGCACTAGAGCCATTATTTCTTTGGTCAATCATCATATCACCATTG